ATGCCGAACATTTGCGCCCCGAAAGCCGAATACGCATCTTGCCCCGACGCAAAGATTTCAATAAGCTCTTCATAGTCCGCAAGGTATGCAAGAACTCTCGGCTCAATTTGTGCGAGGTCGCAGACCACGAGGGTATAACCTTGCGGTGCTTTGATAGCTTTGCGTAGGAAGGAGTTCCGCTTGAGGTTTTGTAGATTAAGCCCCGAGCCCTTGCTCGCCGACCAACGACCTGTGTGTGCGCCGTAGTAATTGAGCGGGACAGGTAGCGCACCTCGTTCCGATATATCTGCGAATCTCTGCGCTCTTGTGCGTTCAAGCGTCGATTTAACCTTAAGCCTTGCCTCACAAAGTAGGGCAACATCGTCGTTACTACTGTTAAGCAACGCTTGGAAGAGCGCATCGTTTTTAGAGAAAGCGTAAGTTTCCTTACCAGTCGTTTTACTGATTTTGAGGGGTGGTTTGACCCCAAGTCCACTAAGAACTTCAGCAAACTTAGGGTTACTAGCAAGCGCCGTTTCATCAACCCCAACTTTTGCAAGCAACGCTTCCCGCTTTGTCCTCTCATCTTCGATTGCTTCATCTAACATCTCCTTGTCTAGCTCAAGTCTAGGGAACACAAACATCTTGAGCGTCATGTCAATTAGCTTTAGCTCGCTCTCAGGAAACCCACCTTCAACTTCGCCCATCAGGTTCCTGTATATCTGCGCACACAACTCCACATCATGCTCGCAGTAGATGGCTAACTCTTTCTCCATCTCATAGGTAATTTCAGCCAAGCCGTTGGTGCTATGCACCGCTTGTCCTTTAGGTGGTAGCCCATAGTCTTCTGCCAACTTAGCTAGGCTATTGCCTACTTCTACACCACGCAAGGCACGAGCCATAGACAAACTATCTAGTATGAAGAAGGGTCGCGCGCCGTATCGCCAAGCGAGGATTGAGATATCGAACTGGGCATTATGCGCTAGCACATTTATGTTTTCCCAATCAATAGAACTAACCCACGATGGTATGTCGTCGTGCGTAACCCAATGAGTTGTATCTTCGTCAAGCCACTTATAGCCTACACCAAATGCTTTGAACATCGGACTGCGGACATATTCTTCCGTAGTCATTTTGCTTAGTGTGTAGTCCTTACTATCCCAACGAGTTTCAAAGTCTACGACTAAAGTTCGTAGCCCATTCATTTCTCTTGTGCCTTTCTTAGTATTGCTCTAGCAAATGGAAAAATTACTTTATCACCAAGCCATACCAATCTTTGCTCTTCGCTGACTTGTTCAATAATTTCAAGTATTTCTTCATCTGTTACATCTATTGGTCGTTCATAAAGCGGAATAACTTTTTTAGCCTCTACTGGTTCATTGAACTGCAATGACATATTTTCCATGCCATCAGGACATTCTTTACTGACTACCGCATAAGCAAAAGGTGGGGTACTTTCCAACGATGTTCGAGCATCTTGAATCTGCCTAGTGTTCAGTTCTTCAGGATTTCCCCCATTGTTCTTTGCTGGATGGGTGTAGAGTGGAATAGCTTGATGACTAATTTTCATTTCTCTTGTGGGTTTTTCAAAGGTCAAATATGCACTTGTATTTTGGGGGTTTTCCATCATCCACGCTACTGGTTCATTGTTCATTTCTCTTGTGCCTTTCTTAAATGCTGGCTTTGCCAAACAAAACATATTTAATCGGAAAAATAACTAAACGAATCAATCTACCAAATACAGATGACCCGCCTGATGTATCAAATTCAATCGTATATTCTTTAATTACGGGCTTCATTTCTCTTGTGCCTTTCTTAGTAGTACTTTCACAAAATCAAAAGTGCGTATATTTATCATGCCAATCTCATCGTTGGTTGCTTTAATCAAGTCGGCAATCTCGTCATCTGTTAGTGTCTTTGCTTTCAACGCCTCAATTTCGGCTTGTTGCTGGCGTGTTTTTTCTACAAGCTCTTCTTTTTCTGACTCTAGCATTTCAACCAAATTCTCAAATCCTTCTTGCTCAAACTCTAATTCTTGTATCTTTAAAATACATCTATTAGCCATTGCTCTTACTTCTGCCATTTCAGAATTATTAGTTCCTGCCCAAGTTGTATTAAACCCGTTTTTCAACGCCTCTATTTCAGCTTGTTGCTCTACTACTTTTGCATAAAGTTTGTCGTGATTAACAAGTAAAGAATAGTATTCAGCTTGTTGCTGGCGTAGCATGGTGGCTGCTTGTTCTCTTGTGCCACCTTCCCAATGACCTTGCTCTAATTTATCAGCTATTTCATTTGCGTTCATCAATTTAAAGTCCTGTCGCCCAGTTGTTCTAATACTCTATGCCCAATTTCAGCCGCAGTTTCGGTAAGCAGGATTGGAACTTCCATCTCATCAATGTTTAGCCCACATACTTTAACGCTACTTGTTTCGCTGTTGGCTACTACTAATACTACGGAAATACTTGGATCATCTGCGGCGGTTTCTAGTAGGTCGTAAATGGCTTCTAGTGCGCTATCTACTGTAGTCTTATCAGTCATTCGTTTCTTTCGTTGTGTTGTTCAATCCATTCCATCGTTTGCAAAGCGCCATCTACGAAGTCGATGTTTTCTTCGTTGACCACCAGCACATAACCTTTTGCCTCTTCAATCTTCTTTAGTTCTGCTTCTTGTAGTGCGGTTAGTGTGTTCTTACCAGCCTTACATTCTATCGCAATAAACCGGCCTTTGTAACAAGCGATAATGTCAGGTATACCCGAACGACCATAACCGCCCATTACAGGATAGAAATAGTAGGCGCCAAACTGTTTAAGGATTTTAGTTACTGCGTCTTTTACCTTTTTTTCCGGTGTCTGTGCCATTTAGTAACTCCTTTGCTAATTGTTCTGATTGCTCGGTGTATTCTTCCTCAAATATTTTATTGAGTATTTTGCCAGCTACCGCTTCTTTAGTTCGTTGCATTGATTCTGCGAGCCGTTTTGTAATCCCGCCGAAGTCAGGCAAGTTGCTAAGGAACTCATCAAACTCTTCCTCTTTCAAGTAGCGCATACCATCGGGGGTTTCCAATAAAATCCCATGCTCTTTAAGCCAGCGTAGCTTTCGTTTATCCTCGTTTGCTTTGTTGAGTTCTGTGGATACCATTTCATATCTTTGTTTAGCTACTTGTATTTCTCTTTGTAGCTTTTCAATCTCAGCCCCCTTCGGGTCTATCGCTTTCAGTATTTCCTTCGAGTCCATCTGCTTCTCCTTGTTGTTCAAGTGTTAAATCTGACATGGATATTTCTATTGTTGTGATACGGAAGCCACAGTCGGCTACACATACCCGCCTTCTACGCACCCAGTCAGGGTGCTGACTTGCTTGACGAGTTTGTGTAGTCTTTAACTTGGCTCCGCACTCAGGGCAGTTCCTCATTCAATCTCCCAAGTTTTGTTTATGGTAACTTCCGCCTCACCTTGCTCGGCATCTACATTTACTGTCAGACTGCCGTCTTTTTCCTTTTTAAAGATTCTGTCAAAGTTCTTGTCAAACTCTTCCATTGTTACACCTAATGGGCGTGGCACATCGCCCTTACCGCCGTCGTGTTCACTCATGTTTTTCTCCTATGTTGACTGCTTCATGCACTTGACGAGCTACATTTAATACATACTGGATATCGTTGGGTGTGAGTTGCCCCATCAGTTGTAGGATTTTCATTACCGCAATATCATTGTCTAGGGTAGTGGGCTTTACTAGAGATTCAATCATTAGCATCTTCCATCCATATCAAACTCGTCTTCCTTTTCCTTAGCTGCTCGCACAACCAGCCTAGCAAAACGCTCGAACTTAGTAATATCCTTCATTACTTCATGCTTACCAAAGTTGGCTTCTAGGGCTATTTCTACTACTTCTGCTCTGCTTAGTTCTGTCATGTTCTTTCCTTAATTACAAACAGTTACGCCACCGCAACTAGAGCATACTACAACTCTGCCGTCAAGGATAAAAGTCTGTTGTTCGCAAGCATATACTTTTTGGTAGGCAAGGGTCGCTAGAACCCCAAACAGGAACCACATTACATATTTCATTTCTCTTTCCCTTCCCAGTAAATGCGTTGTTCTTCAACTTCTTTCTCCATCTTGGCTATCATTTCTTTTCTGTAGTCGCTTAATTGTTTTCTTGCATACAGACCCAAGATAATCCAGTAACCTACCCACCACCAGTCAGGGGCGCCAGCTTCATAGAAAAAGTAACCCACGAATAATGCCACCATCTCCATCATTGTTTGCTCCAGTTGTTTGCCTTAGCTAGAAACTCAATCGCCCTATCGAACTGCTCTTGCAATAGTTTGATCTCCTCTTGTTGTCTTAGGATAATGTTTGCCGCTTTCTTGTAGCCAAGCGCATCCATCTCGTCTGCTACTCGTTTGATATCTTCTTCTAACATTTCTTTGCCTTTCTCATTTTGATTTCGTCTTGCAAATAAAATACCGCCTTCTCTAAGTCCTCTACTGCTTCCTTCTTCAAGTCGCACCGCCAAATATACTTGACGGCATTACCTAAGTTATACCCCATGTGCCTTGTGATTTCTATGCACTCAACCCCGCTAGGGTGCGAGGTGTAATGCTTGGGGTGATTTACCATATCGGGTTTGGTAATAGCTTTGTGAACTGTGTCATCGCTATATTGAATCCAGCCAACGAAAGGGATTGGCTCCCCGCCGCAATCATCTCTCATTTTGCATCCTCCAAAGTAAGTATCGTGTTAACAACATCCATCAAAGACTGCCCCTCTGCAACGACATATATCTCTGCTTCTCTGTCGCCTGTGTTGTGCCCTTTGTTGTTAAGGATAGGCTTGCTGATCTGAATGACTTTGCCATTAACTGCATCGGCTACTGACATTCTGAACCCATCCATGCTAGGGATACTGTGTTCTAACACAACGCCATCCCAACTATCTCTATGCCTTAATTCAACCACTTCCTTACGATTAAAGTCCCAGCCCCACTGCATCATCTTATTCCATAACCATCTAATCATTTCTTCTTCTCCTTTTTGGCTGGTGCTGGCGCTGGTTTTTCTTTAGGTAAGGTTTCTCTGTGCAAATTCATAGCTTCACCCGCCAATGCCTCGAGCTTTTGTGTTTGAACTTCTAGCATCTCAAGCACCGCCCACAACGCACCGCTCTCGGGCTCGTGAATCTCACGCTCAGCTAGAATCTCTACCACATTTTTAACGCTATCTAACTTGTAGCTAACAGTTTCAATTTCACAACTTAATTCCCACAGATTTAATTCTTGTAACATTTTACTTCTCCTTTTTAGATTGATACTTCCGTTCACTTATCTTTTTGTGGCAATTAAGGCATTGCCACCGAGTTCTTTTGCCGTTTGCATACGGCACATCTTTACCGCCGTCTATCATTTTATACGCATGACATGAAGAACAATACTTTCTCTCCATAAGTTTTTCATGAGCCTTGCGTATCTCGGCGTGGGTTACTGTTATTTCTGACACTACTTTCCTTTCACATCAAACATTCACCAAGAAGTTCATACAGATTTACTTTGGGTTTCTTGGGCAATCGCACAATCTTCCACCCCTCCTGTAAAAACTTCTCGGCTTCATCTAGGGAATGAAACAAGCGTATTGCCATGCCTGTTTCATCTACCACCTTATACTTCAATCACCTTTCCTTGCTCTTGTTACATACAGGGATTCTTTTACTACTCTTGCACCAGCCATAGTAAGGTCTCTTTCTATGTATTTCTTTCCGCATGGGCCGATGTAGATTCCAGCTTCGTTGTAGGTGGGGACATAAAGAACTCCCTTCACTTCGTAGCATTTGAACATATCCTTTTCATGTTTGAGTGGTGCGTTAGTTTCTTGATTCATTTGTAGACCTTTCCGTCTTTGCGTTTAATAAAATTATCAGCGTGGCATAGCCACTTGTTACCCATCTGTTCGATGAGCGCTTTTGTTTTTGCTTGGTTATGTTTTTGCAAAGCCTCGATGATGTCATCGGTCATGACCCCCCTCAGCATAGCTCTTGACACT